CAACTTGGGTTACGGGCGGAGGCCGGCTAACTTTCGCGCGTGCCGAACGTTCGGGGCGATCGCAACCCAATCCCGCGCGCCATGGTCGTCGCGTTGATCGGGGCCGAGCCGGTGTACAACGCCGGTAACGTAACCATCCCGGCAGGGAGGAGCCCCTGCGGATACACCGAGCCAATCGGGGCGTTCATGTCCCCGAAGTCCGCGCTGGCCGAGGGAACCCCCGCCAGACTGTTAGCCGTCGGGCTCACATTGGTAAAGTCCGCGTCCTTGGTCGTGTTGGATTCCTGAAGGACGATCTGGACGTAGTTATTTGCGTCTACGCCCGCGACGGTTCCCAGGTTGACCAGGACCATGGCCGCTTCGAAGCCCATCGTGTCGAGGACCTTCGACTTGGCGGCGCTGGGAGGGCTGGTCGCGGCGTTGCCTACAGCCTGTAGCTGCACGAATGCGAGGTTGTTGACGATATCTCTGGATGCCATATTGTGAGTTCTCCTTTCTCTCTTTAAGTTACGCAGCCAGACTGTGGATCTTGATCGCGTCGAAGTTGATCACGTCCCCTCCTACACGCTTGCGGGTGTAGAGCAGGACGGAACCCTTCACCGTGATGTTGTCGCGGATCATCGACAGGCCCACCCGGTCAACGATCTGGTAGCCTTGCCGGAAATCTCCGAAAGCCATGGCATTCACTCCGGTCACGGGCGAGGTCACTGCGACGTCCGGCATGTCGGTCGCATACCGGATCGGGTAGCCCAGCAACGGGGTCTTGTCGAACTGTCCGTTGAGGATCGGCTGGAAGATCAACCTTCCATTGGCGTCCGTCAACACCATGATGTGATACAGCACTTGACGTCTGACCAGGAAGCAGGCGTTGGCCTGGAAGGGCTCCTTCAACGCCGTGATCAGCCGGATCAACCCGGTGTAGTTGAACATCCCATTGGTCCCGGAGTTGATCTGCTCAAGCTGATTCCAGTAGTTGAAGTCTCCGGTGTTGACGATCTGCGTGGGGTAGGTCATGAACCCGCGAGGTTTCCCGACTCCGTCGCCGTTTACGAACGCAGCGTTTTCCCAGCGGTTGAACTTATCCGAGAGCTTATCGGACAGGTAAGCTTCCAGGTCGAACATGGAATCCTCCAGTAACTGCTGGGTGACTACCGGTTCGGCGTATTCCTCCTGGGCCGGGATGATCTTCCGGGAGGGATTGACCGTTTGGGTCGGGGTTCGGACCTGACGTTCCGCCACCCAGCCCACTCCCACATCGGACGGGTCCTCCGGTACGACATATTCGCGAGTCCCGATGTTTCGGGACGAGGCAAGTTCCCGGATGGGAGAGGTTTCGAAGATCCTCCGCACGACCGTGTCGGCGATGGTCGGGGGAGCTACGAAGTAACCGCCGTCCGGGTCGCTGCCCACGGCCATGTCTTTCTGCTCGTCGGGCGTCAGGGCGTTCAGCGAGATTCCCTGAGGAACATGTTGACTTGTGCGAACGGCCTTCCAGAAGACCCGGACGTATTTTTTGTAGTCCGCCCCCTCCGGAGTAAATTCGGGGAAGTTCTTCTCGTTGCCGTTCTTGACGTGCTCCGCCTGAAAATCCTGCCGGTGCTTGGCGAACAGGATGTTCAGTTTGTGGTCCTGTTTGACCTGATCCGGGTCCGGGCCCGGAACCAACGCCTGGGCTTCCCTGGCTTTGATCCCGTCCAGTTCCCGCTGAAGGGCCTCATGCTTCTTCCCGAATTCGTCCGCTATGACCACCATCTTCTCCTTGATTAGGGTGTCCTGGTTGGTCTTGAACGTCTCGAATTCGGTTTTGAATTGGGTGTGCAACACCCCAATCTCATCGACACCTTTCTTGATATCTTCCAACGATGTCGCCACTTTGAATTCTCCTTTTGGGTTTCGCAATAAGGGGTTACGTTCCGGGGGAGGTGGAGAATTCCGGGCTTCCTCGAAACTTCCCCCAAGTCCGCAGACTTAGGAGTGAGTCCTTAACGTGCATTGTAGGTTGAAATGGGTTGATAAGCAAGGTAAATCCACGTCGGAAATGGTCGAATGGATTCCCTAAACAGTAAGTTGAGAGAGTGTAAGTTCAGATCCAGATGAATTCCAGCTTCACGTAATTCAACCGGCGAGGGTCCGTGATGGAACGGGCGTAGGTGTGGGCTTCCTCGTCGAGCTTTTGGAAGATGGTTGGTTGGTCGTCCGGGGTGGCGCGATCTTTTTCGAAGTCGGACGAGGTATAGGCCCACTGCCGGAAGTATTCGGGTAGTTCATGTTGCTGGTGGAGCCCGGCTTTGACGCTCCAGGCGGCTTTGAGCGCTTCCATGGTTCTTTTAGGTTAGCTGGCTTTGAGGTTCTTGAGGGAGAGGGCGATGCCGTCGAGGAGTTCCTGATCTTCCGGGGTGGGAGCGGAATCTTCGGGTTCGGGTTCGGGTTCGGGCTTGGAGGTCTTGCCGCCGCCAACAGGATTGGTGGTTACCGGGGCGGGTGGTTTTCCAGCCCCGCCTCCGACCGGGTTGGGAAGGTTCACGTCGTTGAAGTAACGACCGGTTCCAAGGTCGCCTAGCTGTCCAAGGGCTTTGGCTTTGAGGGATTGGGACATTTTGGAGTACCCGATGGATTCGCGGACGAGGCTCATGCAGCGTTCCAGGGCTTTCTTCGTGCGGGCGCTCAAGATCCGTCCTTCCTTGGCGCTCAGCAGCGGAGACCCTCCCTCGGCGATCAGCGCCATAGCCGCAGCCATCGCCTGATCCTCCGGAACCTCCTCCTGCATATCTTCCGGGTCCTGAGGCTCTTCCTCTTCATCCTGCGGCATCAGCAAATCCAGCAGCCCGCTCCACCACCCCTTCATCACATCCGAGTGCCCGTCAATCGCCTTGTGAATCAGGGGCTTCTTCGCGTCCCGCTTGCAGTCCTTGTCCTGACAAATGTTATCGATCACATCCGCCAGGGCCCGGTCGGCCTTGTATCGCTTCTCGTAGTGATCCTCCAGCGCCTGACTTCTCGCCATCTGATCAGCGAAGTCTTGGGTCCTAAATTCCACATTCGTTTTCACGACGCCTCCTTCGACCTCACCTTTGAACGGCGAGTCTTTCTTCATCTTGGTGTAGTACCTCGAAATTACGGTCTTGACCTTGGATTTATCGGCCTCCGGGATATCAACCGTGTTCAACTCATCTCCCGAGGCCTTGATGCCCGCCGGAACGGCCATAAGCTTTCCGTTGACAACCGTCGCGAAGGGCAACTTATACGATTCGGTCTCCATCGGATTATCAGGGTCGAACCAGAAGAACCCCTTCCGGTATTTGGCGAAGTTAATCTTCTCTTTCTCCGGGCCCCCGGCGAATTCAACCAGGGAAGCCCTCGCCTGCACGACGTCCCAGGTGAGATCCGCTCCCGCGACGGGCAGATCTCCAAAAGCCACGGCTCCCTTCGATCCGGTGACCACCGCCTCCGAATTGGCTGGGAACGTCACGATGCTTACCTCCCGGAGGTTGACCTCCTTGAAATGCCGGACGCCGTCCTTGATGTAGTCACCGCCCTTGGGAACCTGAAACCCGATGCTCAACCCAGGCTTACCCCCGAGATCCAACCCGACCGAAATGAAATCGTGGGCATATCGACCCTTATCCGAGTTCATGAGCAACTGCCCGTGGATGACCAACCCCCGGTCGTCCTCCTCGGCGGACTTATTCCAGCCCACCGGGACCTCGCGGATGTGTTGCCACAAAATCGGAAAGACCCCCTTCGACGCGCTCAGCGTCCGGGTGAAGGCTCCTTTGTCAACGATCTCCCCGTCCGAATCAATCGCCGAGGTGGAAGCCACTCCATCGAATGTTCCATCGGCTTCCGAAGCTTTGATCGTCAACTTATAAGTCTTGTAAATCAGGTCGTCAGCCATTACTTAAAACCTCCTCTGACATTCGAAGCTTTCAGCTTCGAATGTCAGGCTACTTCCAGGACGTCCTCGATCATCTTGGAGACTTTCCTGGCGTTCCTGGCGATGTCTTGGGATCTCTCGTAGATCTCGATGGCTCTCTTTCCTGGGGTCACTCCAGGGGTGACCTTGAGAGGCGGCGGAGGAATCGGGGGAGTGTTGGTCTGGTTGGTTGGGGTCGCGGCGGTCGCCGTAGCCCCCGAAGGCCTGCCGGGCGGCTGGGCAGGTAGCGTGGGTATATAACCCGCGCCGCAACCAATCAT